CTTGTTCAATCGTTTCTGACTCATGAAGATTGAAATTCTGAGACAGGTAATGATCTCCGGGGAGTCCGTTTCGGCGGGCTCCATTTTGGAGGTTGAATACCAGCAAGCTGCAACTTTGATCAACCTCGGCAAAGCTGTCGAGTTCAAGGGAGAAGCTGAAGCTTGTGAGGCAAAGCCTGTTGCTAAAGAAGCGTCTTCTGAAGAGAAGGCTGCTAAGCCAAAGACCACTACTCGCAAGAGGACTAAAGAATGAGCATCGGCAACACTCGCAGGGCCACAACTCTGCTCACATTCATCGCGAATGACGTAACTACAGCAACCAAGACTGGTTCTGCAGTTGATTTAGAGGACTATGAGGGTGATATCGCTCTCAGTCTTGACGCTGAAGCAGGCGGCGGCAGCGTTACCTACGCGGTAAAGCTGACTGAATCAGACGCTACTGACGGTACTTATACCGACGTTTCTGGCGCTGCATTCACAACGACTGGTGCAAATACTGCGCTAGTTGAACAGCTTGTTGTTAACAGCGACGAGACCAAGCGATTCATCAAATGTGTCGTGACAGTCGCGGGTGGCACAGGCGCAGGCGCAGTCAGCGTTTTGGGTCTTGCCTCTCCTAAGTACGGCTGATTTGTTTCATAACCCCCGGATTACCGGGGGTCTTTTTTTATGGCACTTGAGTTCACCGAAGATTTAGACGCTTTCTTCGATACGCCTGGGTTTACGGTTCCAGTCGTTCAAGGATCAACAACAAGTGTTGGCTACTTTGAATCGCCTAACGAAATCATTGCTGATGGAGTTGTACTGACCACTGATTATGCAGTTGTGGTCAAGACTTCTGACTTTTCAGCCGTCTCAAGAGGGGACGCGATGACTGTTGAGGGTGTTGCTTATACGGTGCGTGAGCAAATGCTGCTTGACGATGGCAAGATTATGCGTGTGATGCTGATGAAGGATTAATTCGATGACAACAAAACGCGAAAACATCCTTGCTGCTATCGAGACGGCACTAGCTAACACGACTGGAGTAGGCACCAGGATTTACAGAAGCCGTGTTGAGCCTATGACTAGGGGGGAGTCTCCAGCGATCATTATTGAGCCTGTTTCTGACACCCCAGTCCAGAACACCAGCTTACCCACTCTGGATTGGACTCTTCGCATAAGAATTGCGGTAATTGAGAGAGGTACGGTTCCAGATCAAGCGGCAGATGACACGATTGAATCTCTTCACAGCAAGATGATGGCTGACCTGACTTTGGGCGGCTATGCGATTGATGTTCAACCTGCTCAAACAAGTTTTCAGCTTTTAGAAGCCGACCAGCCAGCTGGAATTATTTTCTGCGAATTTGAGATTCGTTACCGCACTGAAGTTGCTGATTTAAGTCAGTAGTCCTTTCGGACTAGGCTAAAACCTAACCACTCTCTCCATTTACCATGGCAGATGAACACAGTGGTCAAGGTGGCAGTTACCTTCTTGACCCTGAAACAGGCGTTCGTACTTTGATTAGGCGCACGCAACCACAAACCCCATCAAAGGAAAAATCCGATGGCACTGCTACTCCGCAAACGTCTGATTCTGATCGAGGAGGAGTCGACTTACGGGACGGATCCGACTCCGACGGGGGCTGACGCTGTCCTTGTTCGCGATTTGAACATTGTGCCTCAACAGAGTGACATTGTTAGCCGTGACTTGATTCGTCCTTATTTAGGAGCTTCTGAGCAGTTACTAGCTAATACTCGTGTTGAATGCACCTTCAGTGTTGAGCTTGCCGGTTCAGGTACGGCTGGGACTGCTCCTAGGTATGGCAAAGCTCTAAAAGCGTGTGGCTTTAGCGAGACTGTTGCGGCTGGAACAAGCGTCACCTACGCCCCTGTCAGCACAGGTTTCGATTCAGTCACTGTCCACTACAACGTTGATGGTGTCAGACACAAAGTGACTGGTGCTCGGGGCACTTTTACTGTTTCGGCAAACGTGGGCGAAATCCCAACACTTGATTTCACGCTAACTGGAATCTATGTGCCACCAGATGACAGTGCTCAGCCAAGCGTTACTTATGCGGATCAAGCAACTCCTTTGATCTTTAAGCAAGGCAACACTACTGGTCTCAATGTAATGGGGCTGACTACTGCCAAGTTGTCAACTTATTCGCTTGATATCGGCAATGAAATTGTCTATCGAGAACTTGTTGGCGGCACTGGAGAAGTTCTTCTCACAAACAGGAACGTGAGTGGGAACCTCAGCATTGAGGCTGTTGCGCTTGCCACTAAGGACTACTTCGCGACAGCATTGGCTGACACGCTTGGGATCATTGAGTTCACGCATGGAACCGGTGCTGGAAACATCGTCAAGGTTGACTCTGCACGAGGCGACATTGCTGATGTCTCTTATGGCGATCTTGATGGGATTGCAATGCTGGAAATTCCATTCACAGCAATTCCTAGCAGTGCTGGAAACGACGAGGTAGAGATCGTTTACACCTGATCAAGCCTCTGTTGAGTTTTAGGGAGCCTTTTCAGGCTCCCTTTTTTTGTGTAAGCTAATTCTGCTTATGCACTTACCCAATGGCTTTTGTACGTAAAAAGGTAAAAACTTTTAAGTGGCCCGTACAAGTAACAGAACCAAGCGAAGATCGTCCGGGCGAATTTGACAAGTTTGAGTTTACGGCTGTATTCAAACGAGTAAAGCTTTCTGAACTTGAGTCTTTAGGGGAAGAGTCAGGATTGCCGTTATTGAAGAAAGTGATGATTGGCTGGGAAGGCATCCAGGATGAGGAAGGTAAAGAAGTGCCTTTTTCCAGTAAAGAGCTTGAATCGTTCTCTGACGATGTCGACTGGGTGAAAGCTGTCCTTGCGGCTTACACCAAAACTTACGAGGGAGCGGAAGCGGGAAACTAAGAGAGGCTGCGATTTATTGGGCGTCCGGCGGCAAAGAAGTCGAGGACAGCACCAATGATGATGCAGCTGCTTTTGGAATGATTTTGCCAAAGCCGGAGCCGACAGAGTCTACGGATTTTGAGGTTTGGGAAGAAAACTGGGATGCAGTCATCATGTTTCTGCGACTGCAGACCCAGTGGCAGGTTTCAATGAGTGGATATGTCGGATTGAAATATGAAGTACTGCTAGGTTCCGAAGGCTTGTTTGGCCTCTACAATGTGGAGGATCGTAGAGACATGCTTGAGCGTCTCCAGATAATGGAGGCGGCAGCCCTAAAGGAACTCCGGAAACGCTCTGATGGCAAAGGCAATTGACACTCTTTCCATCAGGCTTGATTTTAAGGCGGGATCTGGCTCTCAGCAGATAATTGACAAGATTGGCAATTCAATAAAAAACTTAAAAGTAATAACAGGCAAGACGGCTCCTTCTATTGAAAAAGTAAGAAGATCAATAAACGACTTTGCAAAGCAAGGCAATAGAAGCATCAGCACGATTGAAGGGCAAGTTACAGCATTAAGGGCATTAAGAAGAGAAGCAGACATCAATAGCAAGGAGTTCAAAGAGCTAACAGCTGACATTGGAAAGTATGAAAAGCAATTAAGCAAGGCGCAAGGTCAAAGAGGTGGTGGCGGGGCTCGTCAGGCAACACAGGTGGCTGGCGCCGTTATTTCTGGCGGCATTTTTGGTGGGCCTGAAGGTGCGATCGGCGGCGCACTAGGTGCCTTTGGCGGTGTTCAGGGAGCTTTCGCTGGCGCTGCTATTGGCGCTCAAGTTGGTGGTATTAGGAAATCTATTGGCGCTGCTGCTGATTATTCGGCGCAAATTCAAAAACTTCAGATAGCTCTTCGTGGTGTTGCTGGATCTCAAGAAAATTACACATCAGCTTTAGATACCGCGGCTCAAGTCACACGCTCTCTAAACGTTCCGCAGCAAGATGCAGTCCGAGGTGTAACTCGATTGACTGCGGCTGTAACTGGGGCTGGCGGACCTTTGCAAGATGCCGAGACAACATTTAAAAACGTAACTGCGGCAATTAAAGCCACTGGTGGCAGTACCGAGGATGTGAAAGGCGCGATTACTGCCATGGTGCAGGTGTTCTCAAAAGGTAAGGTCAGCGCAGAAGAGCTATCTGGGCAGCTTGGAGAACGTTTGCCTGGTGCTGTAACTTTGTTTGCTAAGGCCAACAAGATGACCTTGCCTGAGCTTCAAAAGAATTTAAAAGCAGGAACGGTTGGTCTTAATGAGTTAATGGCATTTATTGAAGAATTAGGCGTTAAATACTCTGGAACCGCTCTAAAAATTGCCGCTTCAAACGCTGAGGCTGGCACAAGGCTTACTGTCGCTTTCGATGAAATGAGGGCGTCTGTTGGCTTGGCATTGGGTGAGACTGGAGCCGAGTTGCAGGATACTTTCACAAAATTTATTCAAGACATAACGCCATCGATGGTTAAGGCAGCAAAAGTAATTGCCAAAGCAATGTCTGGCTTGGCTAACAATTTAGGTCCAGCATTGGCAGGCTTAGGAACCTTTGTAGGCATAATTACTGCCGCAGGTTTAATTAGTACCCTTACAAATTTAGCGTCAGGGCTTGGACTCTTAGGCATAGCTGCTAAGGGTTCGGCCACTGGAATTGGTGCGCTGACGGCTTCAATGGCTATAAACCCATTGTTTGGCGGAGCGTTAGCAGTTGCAGGCATTGTTGCAGGCATTGTTGCAGTAACCAACGCCCTTGGGCGACAAAAAAAAGAATTGCAAGAGCTTGCCAAGCTTAAGCCTGGACAGACATATGCAAGTCTCTCAAATGAAGAAAGAGCAACAAAAATTTCCTCAACTAAATCTTTAAGAGCAACCGCTGAGAAGGAACTTGAAGATCAGTTAGGATCTCTTTACAAGGGGCAAACCGTAGAAGAGGCTCCTATCAAAGTTAGGAATAGAATTGTAGAACTTAGAAAAGAAATCGCGGGATTCGATAAAGCTCTGGAACGTTTGACTACACCTGTAAAAAGAGACCCTAAGTCTCCTTTCAAGTACAACCCTGTTGCCGAAGAAGATGACGAAGGCGGCAGTGGCCGCAAAGGGACGCAAGACATATTAAAGCCAGAAGCAGATGCATTGATTGCCGCCAATAATTTAAAGAGAAAAGGTGTTGAGATAACTAAAGAGGACATATTAGCGCAGCAAAAAATTGCACTAGAGGCGGCTAAGTCACTTCTTCCTCAAAAACGACGAGTAGAAATCAATAAAATTAACGTACAAGCTGCTAATGATATTTTTGCGTTAGAGGAGAGACAGAGGAAGCAAGCAGAAGACAAGATCAAGAAAGAGCAAGAAAAAGCACTTGCTCTCAGCCAGATTAAATTAGTAACAGGAGAGATAACAGAAGAGGAAGGTAGACAAGCAGAGATCAGGCAGCAAGCCTTCGAACTCACCAAGCTATTCCCCGAACAGTTTGAGGCTGTACGTGCTGCACTTGAAGAAGCTTCAAGCCCTCTAGGCAAGTTCAAGGATGGTTTGAAAGAGGTATTTGAGTCAGCAATGGATCTCAATACTGCATTGGGTGAGGCTGGCATTCAAGCAGTTAATAGTTTTGGAGATGCTTTTGCTGATTTTGTCACTACTGGCAAGGCAAGTTTTGCTGATATGGCCAAGTCGATATTGCAAGACCTGTCGCGAATGATTGCCAAGGCTGCCCTATTTCAAGCCCTTTCCGCTATTCCAGGAGTAGGCAGTTTCTTGGGTCTTGGCGCAGCGAAAGGAGCTGTAACTAAAGGAATGACTCCTCCTACAACAATTCCCGGTGGTGTCGGCGCTATGGCAGCAAATGGCCTTGCAGTAGCTAAGAACGGAATTGTCCCTTACGCCAAGGGTGGTCTAGTTACAAAACCAACTTTATTCCAGTACAAACAGGGCGGAGTCGGCAACTACGGCTTGATGGGTGAGGCTGGCACCGAGGCAATCATGCCTTTGCGTCGTGGAGCAAATGGCAGGCTTGGTGTTGAATCTTCTGGTGGTGGTGTTGGTAACGTAGTTGTGAACGTTGATGCTTCTGGATCTAACGTGCAAGGCGATCAGCCAAATGCTAAGGCTCTTGGCTCTGCAATTGGTACAGCTGTGCAGGCTGAGCTGGTTAAGCAAAAACGACCCGGAGGACTTCTTAGCTAATGGCTAATTTCCCTGATATTGCTCCAGATTACGGGGCATCAAAAAAAGCTCAACCGAATATTCGATCAATTCAATTTGGATCAGGGTATTCACAACGCGCAAGCTTTGGGATTAATCAGGATCCAAAAGTTTGGGACTTAACTTGGCAGAATAGGACAACAACTGATGCAAATTTAATTGAAGATTTTCTAGAAGCTCGCAAGGGCGTTGAATCGTTCAACTGGTCGCCACCAGACGATACGAATACTTATAAATGGATTTGTCAAAGCTGGACGAAGACAATGCCATATCTAAATTTATTCAATATCAACGCTACTTTTGTCCAGGTATTTGAGGTCTAATGGCTTATCCCTACGCTTTACATAAGTGGGAAGCTGGAAAGGCTTATGCGGTTGGTGACGTAGTCCGTGCCAATCCCGTAAAAGACAACACGCTTGGCTTCAAGTGCATTGTTGCTGGAACGACAGACAGCCTTGACACTTACTCCACATTCCCTAATCAAGAACCTGCGTTTCCGTTCAAGATCACGCAAACGTTAGTAGATGGGACGTGTACTTGGGAGGCATTTGAACCGTTAGCTGAAGAACTGCTTCGCCTTGCGCCAACAGCGATTATCGATTTATTTGAGGTGTATCTAACGCCAGAAATTAATGGAGGAAGCGCAATTACTTTGTATTACCACGCAGGTACAAATGGCCTAACAGAAGAAATTAAATTTGGCGGCCAAGCGTACCCAGCTGTACCAGTTGAGATTGATGGGTTTGAGTTTTCAGGGAGAGGAACATTACCTCGCCCAACGCTAAAGGTTGCAAACGTAAACAATGCAATCACAACTTTAATGTTGACGTATAACCCTTTGGGCGCAAAGGTCCAAAGGATTCGCACGTTTGCTAAATTTATTGATACGACTAACTTTAATCAGGAAGTGCCTTTTGCGGTTGAGTCAGATGTTGCCGACGCCTTGACTACAGAAGGCGGCGATTCTTTGATAATGCAAACCTTTAACGACACAGCAGATGATAATGCCAAGATTGTAGAGACTTGGTATATCGATCGAGTTTCGGGCGAGAACCAGCAATTTGTTGAATTTGAGCTTGCACCAAAGATTGATTTGGTCAACGTAAGTTTGCCGCGAAGAACTATTGAGGAGTTTTGCCCTTGGAAGTACAGAGGAACAGAGTGCGGCTACAAAGGAGACAAGTGTTTTACGGTTAACGACACGTTGCTTGCTGCTGCAGACAAAGTTGTTGATGCCAATGGAAATGTGACTAACGACATTTGCGGCAAGCGTTTATCAAGTTGCAAAAAGAGGTTTGGCGGCAATGTCGATCTACCCTATGGCGGGTTCTATGGGGCAAGACTTCAGGCTTAATGCTGTAAAGCACGCCAAGACTGTTTGCCCCAACGAAGCGTGTGGCCTGGTCGTTGATGGGCGTTATTTTCCTTGTCGAAACATTGCGCTAGACCCAGCTGCAGATTTCGCAATCAATCCTGTGGACTATGCCCGTGCGATGTTTGCTGGCACGATTGAAGCCGTAGTTCATTCACACCCACAAGGGACACCAGTCAGTGAGCATGATCGAAAAGCCTGTACGCAGACCAAGATTCCTTGGTACGTTTATTCCGTGCCAGATGATCAATGGTTAACTATCAAGCCCTGCTAGGCCGTCAGTGGGATTACGGCAAAAATGACTGTTACTCCTTGTTTCGCGAGTATTACGGATTGCTTGGGATTGACCTGCCAGACTTTGTGCGGCCTGAGTCTTTAGAGCGTACAGACAGCATATTTTTGAAGCACGCTCCAGTTTTTGGGTTTTACCCTGTGTTGTTTGAAGATCGCTGCCAACATGATTTATTGGTCATGCGCCTTGGTACGAGGACTCCAATGCACGCAGCCATCTATGTAGGAGGGGACAAGATCTTGCACCAACGCATGAACAGCTTGAGTGCTATAGAGCCTTTAAGCAGTTACTATAGGAAAAGCGTTGCGGCAGTTTTTCGCCATGCAGCTAGTTCTGTTGGCGGGTGAACTGGGCGAGAAGTACGGCCAGAAGCACGAGTATTACAACCTTCAAACACCTGCTGATGCAATCAAGCTGCTTTGCATCAACTATCCAGCGTTGAAGAATGAGCTAGTTCAAGCGCACCAAAACGGCGTTGGATACAAGGTGATCCAGGGTGGTGCGGCAATGAATTATGACGAACTGCAATTGCCGTTTGGCAGCAAGCCATTGCTGGTGGTGCCTGTGATTACGGGTTCTGGAGGAGGTGCAGGCCAGATTTTGTTAGGTGTTGGTTTGGTTGCGTTAGCAATTTTTAATCCTGCAGTTGGCTTTGGTTTGGGCGGGGCTGCAGGATTTGGCGCTGGTGCTGCTGCTGGTGCTACTGCTGCCACATTCGGGGCGACTCTTACTGCGATTGGAGGCAACATTGGTCTTGCTCTCATTCTTTCTGGAACGGCAAGTCTCCTTTCGCCCCAACCAGAACTACCAAAGGCAAATCGAATCAGTGGCGAAGGTACAAATGTTCGTGGCCCTGGCCCTGATGGCATCACAAGAGGTGCATCCGGCAATGAGTCTTATGCCTTTACTGGCCCTGCAAATACTGTTGGAACGGGAACTACTCTTCCTGTTATTTACGGGCGCGTAATAGCTGGCAGTCACCTTTTGGCAGCAAATTTAGATGTAACTGACAACTCCGACCCATTGCAAACAGCAACGCAGACTCCTTCAGTCAATACAATTAAAATCAATGGTGAATCTTTGACTAGAGAATTAAAAGATTGCGGTGGTGTAAAAAGCAGAAGAGGCGTTCGTGATTTCAAAAGTTCAGATACGAACCGTGATGAAAGGGTTTTTATTGGAAAAACTTTTGGCCCTGGGGAGTCAAAACCGCTTGAGGCAGAAGCTGAATATGACAGCAACAGCGGCAGTGGCGGTTGGGGCGCTCTTAAATTTAAAAATAGCTCAGGCAAGAGAAAAAGAATTGACGTTATTTTTAAAATTTCAAAAGGTTTAGACGACTTCGTGGCTGGGAACGGAAGCACCAGGATTGATGGGTTTATTACTTATCAGATTACGTTGTCAAACACTACTGGTGGCCCGGACATTGACGTAGCATCAGCTCGTATAACACTACAGGGGTTAACGAGTGCTAACCAAGACGTTATTTTTGGAAACAGGCTTGAAGCACCAAGGATCGAAAAACGTTCTGGTGAAGACTTAGACATAAAAGTAGAAATTATTGAAGTTGGCGTTCGTCAAAGAACCACATTTGAATTACTGGCTTACGGCTACGATCTCTTGTAAACACCTATGGCTCTCAACTCTAAGACCAATCTCAAGATTATTGACGCGATCTGCGAGGGGCCGATCGAAGGTCTTGCAGAGCAGAATAAAGGTGTTTTGCTAAATGAAACGCTTGTAACGCGCAGGCAGCTTACTGAAAGAGAAAATAACCCACCTTCCGTAAGCTATACATCAAGAAACGGAACAGCAGTTCAGCCTGGTTTCGATGAAACTTCGCTTTTGAGCGATGTCACGACAACCATCGTTCCAGTTAACGAGGAAGTTGGCAAAAGTTTTAGCGAAGAAATTAACGATGAGAACCTCGTTGTCTCTCGGGACTACGGCGAAGGGACTGTTATCAGGGCTATCACTGACACTGAAACTGCTTTTGTGCAGCTTGTCTTTAACGTTCCAAAGTTGTTCTGTGTTGCCCCAGAGGGTTTGGCGCGTGGACAGTTATTCTTCGCACAAATCAGGCTACAAGTCTCCATTCAAGACGCAGATGGCACCTACAACAATTTTCCTGTATTGGTAGAGAACCAAAACCAAATTAATGTTATCAAAGGAATCTCAACCTCTCAATACCAATTTAAAACTGCTCCAATCTATTTAGCAAATTACAAGGGTGAAAGAAAAGCTCCGTATAACATAAGAGTTAGAAAGCGCAAGTTTGAAAATGCTGAAGATGCTTTTGAAATATCTTTTAAAGACCTTGAGGACCTGCCAGAAGACACGCCACTTGCGAACAAACGCGCAGATAGCCTTATCTGGAGCAGCATCATTGTTGGCAAACGAATAAGAACAACTTACCCAAATACAGCACTGGTTAGCCTTAGTATTGATTCAGAGGAGTACAACACACTCCCTGCTAGAGCGTATGACATAAGAGGCTTAAAGGTTCAAATTCCTTCAAACGCTACTGTTAACAGGACAAGTGATCGACTTGATGGCAGTTTAAAATTTGACGATCTAAAGCCATTCGACGGAAGTTTAAAAGATGATCGTGAGTGGACAACTTGCCCAGTCTGTTGTTTTTATGACTTGCTGACCAATACAAGGTATGGAGCGGGTGATTTTATCAGCCCTGAAAATTTAAATTGGGTTGATTTGATCGAGTTAGCCAAATACTGCAACGAAGAGGTTCAAACGCCTGAAGGGCCTGAAGCACGTTTTGCGATTAATACAGTGCTTGGCTCGCAGGCAAGTGCTTATGAAGTCTTGCAGGACATGGCAAGTATCTTTCGTGGAATGCTTTTTTGGAAAGCAGACAACGTGCAGATTACTGCTGACCACGGAAATCTTGGTGGTAAAAACGCAAGCCCACTCGCAGCGATCCATGTCTTTAGCAATTCAAACGTTGTCAATGGCGCGTTTGTTTATAACGGTTCATCGCTTAAAACTCGCAGCACAAGAGTTCGTGTCCGTTACAACGACCCAGATAATTTCTTCAAGCCTAACTTTATTGTTATTGAAGACAGAGCCTTAATCGAAAGTTACGGAGTACAAGAAAAATCTATCGTTGCATTTGGTTGTAGCTCTAAATATCAAGCGCAACGCATGGGGCGCTGGGTACTTGAGTCTGAAAAACTGCACGATGACACCGTCACATTCTCGGTTGGTCTTGAAGGGCTAAACGTGTTGCCCGGTCAAATCTTTGAAGTATCAGACGAGATGCGTCTTGGTACTCGATTGGCTGGTCGCATTGTTGGTGCGCGTGTAGACCTTGTTGATTTAGATCAGCCTGCAGTTTTACCGGCTGGAACAAATAACAAGCTAAGCGTTGTCATGAAGGATGGCACGGTAGAAGTCGCGCCAATCGCAAGCGTCAGCGGAACAAGGGTAACGCTTAGTTCTAATTTCACTCAAGTTCCACCTGACAATGCGCTTTACGCAATCAAGAATGACTCTGCGGCCTTGCGTAAATATCGCTGCTTAGCTGTTGCAGAAGGAGAAGGAGGGACTTACAGCGTTGTTGGAGTGCGACACGTTGATGGGCTTTACACAGTCGTTGAAGACGACAGTGCTTCTTTGGATTTGCCAGACCCATTCTTCTATGGGGCAAAACCTACTCCACCGCAGGATTTAAAGATTACATTCCAGCAAGTTGATGATGGACGTAATACAACAAATCGGGCAACAATTTCTTGGACTAGGGGGCTTGTTGGATCTGTTGCTGAATTTAGGGTGCAGTGGAAAGTTGGTGAAGCTAACAACTGGAACGAAACTTTTACCCGCAACACATTTTTAGATGTCAATTCAAACTTGCAGCCAGGGAAGCGTTTATATGCCCAGGTAAAAGCTGTTGGCCCTGAGCCTGACAAGCATCAGTCTGACTGGGCAAAAGTCAATCGTGAGATTGCTGTTGGTGGTACGTCTGACGGTAGCAATGATTTTCCAATAGTTGTTTTACCTCCCGATCCAGAGGAAGTAACAATCGAAGCTTTTGGTGTTGACCAAGTTGTTTTGCGTTGGTCACCAACGGCAGATGGCCAAAAGGTTGAAAGCTTTGTTGCTGTCATTAGGCACACAGGCAGTACAGATGGCACGGGCACTTGGCCTAATAGCACTCTTCTAAGGAAGGTTGAAGCTCGAACAACATCTGCGGTGTTGCCATTACTAAACGGTGAATACCTGCTCAAGTTTGAAAACGCACAAAAGCAACGCAGTCAAAATGCTGTCAGTGCCTTAATCAACATCCCCGACAATATTCCTAGGTTGAATTATGAAGTCATACGTGAAGACACTCCTTCAGATTTTCCTGGCGACAAGGTTCAGACTTTTTATAGCGATGCGTATGACGGCTTAGTTTTATCTCATGACGGTTCATTTGACGACATTCCTGACCTTGATGCTTTTGCTGCAAATATTGACTCATTAAGGGGAGATCAATTCTTAAACGGTGAGTATTTCTTCCAAAGCATAGTTGATCTCGGCGCCAAGTTTAGCCTGCGTATGCAACGCACGCTTACAGCTCGTGGCCTTTATACCAGTGATTTAATTGATGACCGTCTGGCATTGATTGACACTTGGTCTGACTTTGATGGGGAAATTCCTGACGACACAAACGTTGAGGTTTATTTTAGAAAATCAGATCTTACGGCTACTGACTCAGACATTGTTGCTGAGGATGGCAGCAAGATTCGACAAGAGCAAGGCGAAGGATCTACCGTCACTTACGCCATAACTGTTGTCGCTTCAGGCGGAGGAAACAAATATCGAGTTGACGGGTCGAGCGTTGACAATCAAACGCTAAGCCTGACCGAGGGCAACATATATATTTTTGATCAATCAGATTCCAGCAATAGTACGCATCCTCTGCAAATCAGTGCAACTAACGATGGAACGCATGGTGGCGGTTCTGCCTACACCACAGGCGTAACAATTGTCGGCACACCTGGAACGGCTGGCGCTTACACAAAGATTGATTTGGCAGATGGCGCACCAACGCTTTATTACTACTGCTCTGTCCATTCAGGGATGGGTGGTCAATTAAATACGGCTATTGGCACGTATTCAGATTTACAGCAAGAATCAGACCTTGTGTTTGACGACTGGATCCCGCTCGAAAATAACGTTTATGTTGGCCGATCGTTCCAATTTAAAGCTGTTCTAACTGCAGACCATATTGACCAAACGCCAATCGTTGATCGACTTGGTGCCATATTGCAGTTTGAGCGCCGCACCGAAAACGGCACAACAATTGCATCTGGTACGGCAGCAAATGGCAAGGCGGTCACTTTTGCCAATGCGTTCTACACCGACAGCAATACGAAGGTAGCTGTTGGCATTACAGCGTTTGACCTTGCCTCCGGTGATTACTACGTGATGTCAGAACCGACTGGTACTGGGTTTACTGTCACGTTTAAGAACGGCAGCTCTGTCATCGATAGGAATTTTCAGTACACTGCAATAGGATATGGAACACAGCAGACTTAAAGCTTTGTTATGGCTCAGGCAGATGGTGTCGTCGCAAATGCCAGTGGTGCGGCCGTTAGGTCTGACCTAAATGCTCAGCTGCTGGCAATTATCACGAATAACAGCGGTCCAACAGCTCCAGCAACAACTCGTGCATATCAGTTTTGGCTAGATACTACATCTGATGAGTTAAAGATTAGAAACTCAGGTAACACTGATTGGATTACATTGCGATCAACCGCTACTGGCGGAATTGACGCTCCAGCGGGCAGTATTACTGCACCATCATTAACGTTTGGAACGGATGGCCCTGATTACGGCTTTTACCGTTACGGCACTGGTCAAGTCGCTTATGCTACTCAATTAAGCGGCGCAGACCATACGCTTTTTACTCTTGGGAAAGATGTAGGTGAAGGCCCATCTTTGTATTGGGGTGCTCAAGTTACGGCTGCTGGTACTTCTGATAACCCTTCAAATACAAGCACACTTGAAGGTTTACAAATTCAAAGAAGAGGAAGACTAAATATTGCTTTTGATGCGGGGCCTTGTATAAAAATTAACCGACTTAGCAGCGTCGGTTCTATTATGCAGTTTCATTATAATGGCTCTCAGGCTGGTCGTATTGGAATTATTGATGCAGATGATATTCAATTAATTGACAATTCCGATCGTCGGTTAAAAGATAATATTACTGATATGCCAGAGGCTAAATCTCGAATTAATGAGATTCAGATGCACCGTTTCCGCATGATTGGGTCAGGTAATTACGAGGAAGGTTTTATTGCTCAAGAGCTGCAAACCGTAGTTCCTAAAGCGGTAATGGGTACAGAGAACGATGTCGATGAGGATGGCAATATTGAATACATGGGAGTTGGCAAGGCAGCCTTGGTGCCATTGTTGATGAAAGGGCTGCAAGAGGCTTATGCAGAAATTACTGCGTTAACTGCAAGAGTTGCAACTCTGGAGGCAGGCTGATGGCTGATCGCAAAATTACTCAATTAACGCAACTGCTTGCGCCAGCTGCAGCTGACGATTTTGTTGTTGTTGACTCTTCTGTTGCGACCAGCTCTGAAAAGAACAAGAGGTTGTCATTTGGTGTTTTACATAAAGCCGTGCCAGATGGCAGCGTTACTGCACCTTCAATTAGTTTCCTGACTGACAGCAGTGCTTCAGGTTTTTATCGTGCAGCTGCTAATGAGATTGGAGTAACTGCTAACAGCAGTTTCATCGGTAAATTTACGGCAACAGGATTTCAGCTAGGCACTGGAACGGCAGCAGCACAGCTGCACTTGTTCAGTGTTGATACGACTGATCAGGTTGTTATTGAGAACACCGATGCGGGTTTAGACACTGCACCTGATGTTGTGTTGTATCGCAACTCTGTATCGCCTGCTGTTAATGACAACTTGGGCAATCTGGAGTTTCGCGGCAAGAACGACAACAACGAAAGCTTTGCTTACGCGCAAATTCTTGCTCAAATTACAGACATCACAGACGGCAGTGAGGACGGTGTTTTACAACTGATGTCTGCAGCTGCTGGAACGGTTGCTGCACGCGTCACTGTCAAAAGCGACAAGGTTGGGATCAACGAATCTGCTCCGCTACACCCGCTCCACATCACGGAGTCAATTGCAAACACGGGTTTATTTGTTGAGTCAGCAGAAGCTGTTTCGGTTAGCGCAGCCGACATAACGCTGTATCACCATCGCGGGAGTGCAGTTGCTGGTCAGGACAATGACGTTATTAGCAGCTTGCTTTTCCAGGGCAATAACGATGCGTCAACACCAGAGCAGATTGTTTTTGGATCGATTGCGAGTTCAATCGTTGATGCCAGTGACACAACAGAAGACGGCAAGATTGATCTAAAGGTTCAAGCTGCTGGAACGTTGACCAGCATGGTTGCGATCACAGCGGCAAATGTGACGTTAGGTAGCCGTCCAGTGCTTCCAACTCACACTCCAGCATCTGCAACAGCTGCGGGTACGGCTGGAGAAATTGCTTGGGACGCCAACTACATTTACGTTTGCACGGCGACCAACACCTGGAAACGGGTAGCGATCTCAACTTGGTCGTGACCCCTTTAGCCCCTAGAGGTTGACTAAGCCATGAGCAACACAAAAATCTCAGATCTCACTGAACTGGTTTCAGTTCAGACATCTGATGTTCTGCCGATTGTTGACACCCTTAATGACCAGACCAAAAAGGTCACGGTCGGCAATGTGGTTGCCACTGGCTTAGGCGCTGGAGTTATTACTACAGCAAAGATTGCAGACGATGCCGTTACGGCAGACAAGCTTGCCAATACTGCTGTTACGCCTGGGTCTTATACGCTTTCCAGCGTTACTGTTGACGCTCAAGGCCGGGTTACTGCTGCATCATCTGGAACGGCTGCTGATACCGACAAGATTGTTGAAGGCAATACGGAAGCTGAAGTTGTTGACACTGGCTCAGATGGCCACTTCAAAGTTACGACTGAAGGCACTGAAAGAGTTCGTGTTGGCCCTGCAGGTCAGCTTGGTTTAGCAGGAGCGAACTACGGCACCAGTGGTCAGGTTTTAACCAGTGGTGGAGCGTCAGCTGCGATAGCCTGGGTGGACGCAAGTCAGACTGTGGTTATTGTGGATGGAGGGAACTTTGCCAATGGCAGTTCAATCGCCACAACCTCAACGGTTATTAACGGGGGCTCGTTCGACTAATGCCAACACCAGCAACTAGAACGCCTGTCCGGCTAGCCAGAGGCACCTACGCAAATTTAAATAGCAGTCTTTCGGATCTGCAAGAAGGCGAAGTTGTTTACGCAACAGATCAGGACAAGCTGTATGTGAAAGAAGGCGCTGCGCTTGTTAGTACACAAGCAGCTATAGACCCTGACACTGCTGTAACTGACGTTGCCCAAACCTTTACAGCTGGTCAACGCGGTGAGATTACAACGCTGACCGATGGAGCAAACATCAGTGTTGACTTAGCAGCAAGCAATAACTTCACCGTAACGCTGGCTGGAAACCGGACGTTAGATAACCCAACAAACATTGTTGCTGGTCAAAGCGGATCAATCTTTATTGTCCAGGACGCTACGGGCAGTCGCACTTTGGCGTATGGATCGCAGCTTGACTTTGCTGGTGGCACCGCACCAACGTTAAGTACAGCCGCTGCTGCTGTAGATCGGATCGATTATGTGGTTCGTAGCGCGACATCAATTCACTGTGTATTCACCGCTAATTACTCATGAGCGTCATTGGTTCTAACGTTCTTGCTGGCGCTAGTGGTCAGTCTGCTGGTGGTGGCGGTGGTGCGGGTATTTCAAGATCCTTGCGTTTCAACGCCTCGGATTCAGCCCATTTATCTAGAACCCCAAGTGCTGCAGGTAATCGCAAGACGTGGACCTACAGTACATGGTTAAAAAGAACTGCATTAGGAACTGAGGGTGGAATATTTTCTACTTACGCAGGAGCACACCCAAACACGTCATTGTTTTGGGAATCTGAAGCACTTAAATTTCATGATTATACTGGTAGTTATAATATTCGGCTAGGTACAGCAGCAGTATTTAGGGATCCCAGTGCTTGGTATCACATTGTTCTAGCTTACAATTCGACAGAAAGTACCGCTTCAGATAGAGCAAAAATTTGGGTCAACGGAGTATTACAAACCTTATCTGGGACAACAGTTCCTTCTGGTTTTGAAACGGATTGGAATAGCGCAACTGCACATAATATTGGTAGGTATGCTGCATACTTTGACGGCTGCATGGCCGACGTACATTTCATCGATGGTCAAGCATTAGCGCCAACAGATTTCGGGGAAACTAACACCGATAACCTGTGGGTGCCGAAGGCATACGCTGGGACGTATGGTTGGTTTGACAATAGCCAGACGTGGAGCAGTGGTGCATACAGTGGAACTGCAGCGCAGAGTGGTTATGAAACGGCCAAAGCGTTTAATGGCGTTGGCGTCCCTGGCGATTCTTTTGGGACAGGAAAGATGTGGGGGTTTTTCCCTGGGACGGCAACTTTAACGCTTCCTGCTGCTATTACTCTCACTGCGTCTAGCACTTTTGAAATTTACGCTTGGCACAACACTAGCTCTAATGGCAACATTACCTTTACATGTAGCAATGGTTCAGTAGCAATAACACCAGTTGATTCAGCTAATATTGCTTCAACAGTTGTAAGCAACCCTTACTCAACTTTTGGAGCATCAATCACAGCAATTACTCTTAACGTAAGCAACGACTGGACAGCACTGGCAGGGCTTATCGTAGATGGTAAGCAGCTTATTGACTCCGGCGTATCCCTTGCCGACAACTCCTTCCACCTCGACTTTGCGGACAACAGCAGCAACGCTGCGCTTGGTACGGACACAAGTGGTGTCAGCCCCGCCAATAACTGGACTGTTAATAACTTAACGGCATCAGCACTTGGCCTCGCGACTGCTAACCAAGGGATGGATGTTGTTACTTATACCGGCAACGGGACTACTAACACTGCAATTAGTGGCTTGGCATTTCAGCCGGACTTTGTGTGGATCAAGGCAAGAAGTGCTGCCTATGACCACATGCTGAATGATTCAGTGCGCGGCGCTACTAAAAGTCTTAGGTCTAATTTAACTGATGCCGAAGGAACCAATGCCAACGATCTTCAATCGTTTGACAGCAATGGGTTTACTGTTGGCTATGGAGGCTATGTAAATGGTAATGGTCAAACATTTGTAGCCTGGTGCTGGAAGGCCGGTGGCGCTGCGTCGTCTAATACTGCTGGAACGATAACAAGTTCTGTCTCGGCAAATAATACTTATGGGTTCAGCATTGTCAGCTTTACTGATGGGGGTTCGGCATGTACCGTTGGCCACGGCTTGTCCAGCGCCCCAAAAATGATCTTTGCGAAGTTTAGAGGATCTTCTGGGAATTGGTCGGTCTATCATGAAGCAACTGGCAATGATCATCGATTAAAATTAAACCTTTCTGATGCAAAGCAGTCAGGAAATGATTGGTGGAATGCGACATCACCTACGAGTTCAGTTTTTAGCCTGGGCTCTAATTTAGTTGCTAGCACCACTCAAATTGCATATTGCTGGTCTGAAATTCCCGGATTTTCCAAGTTTGGGGCATACACGGGGACTGGATCAGACCAGACCATTGATTGTGGTTTTAAGCCTGCATTTGTGCTGATCAAAAGGGTCTCTGGCGGTGGATCTTGGGTCATAATTGACTCAGCCCGTGGTGTGACAAAAAAGTTGGCGGCAGATTTAAACGTTGTTGAAAATGATTCTACATATCTTGGTGGCGATACTACAAGTACCGTTGAATTTTTGTCTAATGGGTTTAAATTAACTTCTACATCTGCTTCGACTCACGGAACAAGCAATGATTACATCTACGCAGCATATGCGTCAAAGCCTAGCGGAGAAGGAGTTGACTCCCTATTTGACACCCCAAGCAACGGCGACACAGCAAGTGACACTGGAGCGGGTGGAGAAATCACGGGCAATTATGCGACATGGAACCCTCTTGTCCAATCATCTTCAACCTTCAGCAACGGCAACCTGCAAGCAACGACCAGTGGTGGTTCTGGGTATCCATTGGATATGGCTAACTTTTACACGCCAGCTGGTACAGGTAAGTGGTATTGGGAGTTTGAGCTAGACGCATTGAGCGGTTCTAACTACACAATGGTGGGGATGCTTCCTGGAGATAGTGATTATGTGCAAGGTGCTAGCAATACTCCACATTTACATGGAGGAATAAGTGTTTATGTTGGATACAATGGGGATGTTAATGCAGCAAGCGGCGCAGCAACTGCAGGTACCGCAACAGCAACTTTTGCCGTTGGAGATATTCTTGGCTGGGCGTTTGATGCTGAGAACGGAACTCTTCAATGTTACAAAAATGGTGTGTCTCAAGGAACCCAATTTACAAATATAAGGACTGACATTGGCTGGGTGTTTTGTGTAACTGATTATGATAATTCAGCAACTGCAACTTATGTAATTAACTTCGGCCAACGTGTATTCGCCTATCCTGTCAGCGGCTACAAGTGTTTAAATACTGCAAATTTAAGTTCAACGATTGCGGATGGCAGTCTTTACTTTGATACGAAGTTATATACGGGTAATTCTGGAACGCAGGCTTTGACAATGTCTAATTCTACAATGTCTCCTGGTTTTGTATGGTTAAAAGAAAGAAGTGCAAGCGGCGATCACGAGTTGTTTGATTCTATTCGTGGAGTACATAAATATCTGGAGTCCAATTCAACCAATGCTGAATCAACTTCAACCACCACATTAACGTCGTTTGACAGCAACGGTTTTACTCTTGGGAGCAGCAGCCTTGTAAATGACAATAATGTCACATACGCAGCCTGGGCGTGGGACGCCGGATCTTCCAACACAACGATTGCTGCTGGTAGTTTAAATAGCTCGTTGTATAACCAGAGTGATAACTGGAGTTCCAGAGTTACAGGAACCCCTTTCTCTGGCTATAGCGTTGCAACTATGTTCGATGGATCTGCTAGTGGAATATGTTATGCAAACACTGGGTCATCTATCACCTTTACTCCAACGACACCAATTACAGTCACAAGCTCTATTCGTATTTATGGAGCGCAGTCTTCCAGCACTGAATTTATCAAAATAAATGACAATGCTGCAACCAATGTTCCTTCTAACGTAGGGTGGTTTACACCAGATACTGGAACAGCAATTACATCACTTAGCAAACTTGAATTTTATACAACAAACGGTAGCTACGCTTCAGGTGTCGGCGCTATCGAAATTGACGGAAAACTACTGGTTGACGCCAGCGTATCTATTACGACCCCAAGCATCGCATCAACAGTCAGAAGTTCCCCAGAAAGTGGGTTCAGTATTGTTACTTATACGGGAGGTGCAGCTAACTCAACTGTCGGCCACGGGCT